TAGAGTAAGAATGGACAACCCCTCTCCCTCGGGGAGAGGAGGGGCCCATCGCAACGCGATGGGAGGTGAGGGGCGGGAATACCTCTTACCTGTCCTGCCTCAATCCTGGTGGGTGTATACTCCGCTCCATGATTACGCCGGGAAAACGATTGCAGTTGAGTGGGCGGGAGGGGCGGGAGATCCGTTTCTTCTGGTTGCTGGGATATACGGGCGACGCGATTGCCGGGCGGATGGGGCGGGACCGGAAGACGGTGAATGCAGCCATCCATGCGGGCGGCCTCGACGGGCCGGAGAAACCGTTCGAGATGGCCTGGCTGAGCCTGCGCCGGGAGTTCGACGCGCTGGCCGAGACACTGGCGAATAGCGGCGACGTGGAGCGCCCGCAAATGCTGCGGCTGGCGGCGGAGCTGCGCCATACGGAAGCGGCGATGCGGGCGGCGGAGCGCGGGGTGCAGGACGACACGGAAACGGACATGGATGCGGCGGAGGACGAGGATGACGTTTGGGAGCGCCTTGAGGCGGTTGAACAGCAACGACGCCTGGACGCCGCAAGACTACGCGCTGAGGGCGCTGGCGAAACGGTATGGATTGAACAGTCTGCCGACGGAGACGAGGGACTACCTGAAACGAAATCCGTTCCTGTTCGAAGCGCGGGATACACAGGTTCCGCCGCGGGGCGACTGGCGGACATGGTTGTTCATGGGCGGACGCGGCGCTGGGAAGACGCGGGCGGGGGCTGAATGGGTGCGCATGGCGGTGAGGGCCGGATGCCGGCGGGTGGCGCTGGTGGGGCCAGCCCTGTCGGATGTGCGCGAAGTGATGATCGAGGGGCCGAGCGGGTTGCGGCACCTGGCCGGATCCGGCGGTGTGCCGGTCTATGAAGTGTCGCGGCGGCGGCTGGTGTGGCCGAACGGGGCCGAAGGATTCGCCTTTTCGGCCGAGGACCCGGATAGTTTGCGCGGACCGCAATTCGACGCGGCCTGGTGCGATGAGCTGGGCGCCTGGGCGAAGGGCGAGGCGGTTTGGGACACTTTGCAGATGGGCCTGCGTCTGGGGCCTGGGCCGCGCTGCGTGGCGACGACCACGCCGCGCCCGGTGGACCTGGTGAAGCGGCTGGTGGGTGCGCCGGACAGTGTGATGACGCGCAGCGCGACACGGGAGAATGCGGCGAACCTGTCGCCCGGTTTCGTGACGGCAATGGAGACCGCCTATGGCCAGTCGTCGCTGGCGCGGCAGGAATTGATGGGTGAGCTGATCGCCGATCCGGAAGGGGCACTCTTTGTACGCAGCAAGATCGATCAGTGCCGGGTGTTTGCCGCGCCTGCCATGGCAGACATTGTCGTGGCCGTGGATCCGCCCGCGACGAGCGGGCCAAGAGCAGATGCGTGCGGGATCGTGGCGGCAGGCGTGGCGGAGGCAACCGGGTTCGGCCAGCGCTGTTTCGTGCTGGGCGATGCGTCGGCGCCGGGCCTGCGGCCAGCCGACTGGGCGAGCCGGGCGGTGGCACTGGCCGAGGCCGTCGGAGCATCGATGGTCATTGCCGAAGCGAACCAGGGCGGCGAGATGGTGCGTCAGACACTGATGAGTGCGGGCTGCCGCTTGCCGGTGCGGCTGGTGCATGCGCGCCTCGGCAAGCGGGCACGCGCCCTGCCGGTCGCGCTGCTCTATGAGCAGGGCAAGGTGGCGCATGTCGGCCTGCTGGCGACGCTGGAGGACCAGATGTGCCGGTTCGGGGCAGAGGGCTTTACCGGCTCGCCGGACCGGGTGGATGCGCTGGTCTGGGCCGTGTGGGCGCTGATGCTGGAACGGGGCGAGGGGCCGCGGATAAGGCCGCTCTAGAGGCGCAGTGGCAATATGGAGTGGTGATTGCCCCGCTCACCCCGGCGAAAGCCGGGGTCCAGGGCAAGGGGTAGGCTCTGTTGGCCCTGGTTCCCGGCTTTCGCCGGGATGAGCGGACGAAAAGGCAGGCACGGGCACCCAGTTGATCAGTTCCTCATAAAGGTCATTCCATTGAGGATTGGCAGATTCGATCAGTTCAAGCTTCCAAGCGCGTTTCCATTCCTTGATCTGGCGTTCGCGGGTGAAGGCGGTTTCGCGCGTGTCATGCAGCTCGTACCAGACAAGCCTTGTGCAGTGATGCTTTGACGCGAACCCTGGAAGAATATGCTCCCGATGCTGCCAGGTCCGGCGGACTATATCATCCGTGTGGCCCGTATAAAGTGTGCCGTTGCGGCGACTGCAGACGATATAGACGTAGAAATACATGTTCGGAACAAATCACGAACAGGTTGAAAAGTCAATTTCCGGCGCGGAAGGACTTGCGGCCGAAATAGCTGTTTTTGGGCGTGTCGTCATCGGTGGGCGGCGTGTCGTCAGGCGTGTCGCCTGCAGGGGCGGCTTCGGTGACGGTCGGTTCCCCGGCCATGACCTTGCGGATATGCGCGATGGCGGCGCCAGCGGTGGAGACTTCGAAATCATCGACCGCCTTGTCGAGGCGCCGGGCAAGCAGGCGGGCCTGGTGGGCGGAGAGTTTCTTGAGTTCGGTCTCGAATATCTCGGTGCCGACGGCATCGCGCAGGGCGATCATGTCATCGCATGTCTGGCCGCCCGCATTCATCAGCTTGCGAACGAGCAGGCCGGTGGCGGCGGCAAAATCCTTGTCGAGCAGCTTGCCGAAGCGGTCGCGATTGTCGAGCAGGGCAGCCAGTGCGGCGGTGCCCCCGGTCGCCGTCAGTCCGCTCATTTCAACCGCTCCTGAACTTCCTTGAGAAGCTTGTCGATAATGCCGAGTGCTTCGCCGGGCCATTTGGCGGCGAGGGTCGGATCCGGGCCGAGCTCGATCGGGTTGGAGGCAAAGCCGGTGCGGAGCGGGATGACGGTGTTGAACATTTCGAATTCGGCTTCCTTGGAATTCGCCGCTTCGCGCATGGCCTGGAGGACCACTTTCTGGTGGGGCGTGTCGTCGTATCGCGTGGCCAGCACGACCGGCAGGCTTTCGATATCCCTGTCTCGCAGATTCTGCATGATGTCGCCAGTGAAGAGGTCGAGGCCCAGCGTCGACATGAAGTCCGGGATGGTGGGCACGATAATCAGATGGCTGGCGGCGAGCACGCTTTCGGTCATTACCGAGATGCCGGGAGGGCAGTCGCAGATGATGACGTCGTAGTCGGATTTCAGCAGGTTGAAATCGTCGCGCAGGCGGCGGCCGACCTGGCCCTGCAGCGCTTCCATCGAATATTTCTTGGCGGTGAGTTCGTAGATCAGCTCGCGCTCGGTCTTGCGCAGGCGGGGCGAGGACGGGATCAGGTCGAGCGGCAGCGACTTGCCTTCATGGGTGACATCGCTGGCATTGGTGACGACAAATTCGGACAGGCGCTTCTGCTCGCCGGCAAAGAAATTCTCCAGCAGCCAGTCGGAGATCGTCGCGTATTCATTGATCGCCTGGAACAGGTGTTCGTCGCCTTCATGGCCATAGACGAGCAGGGACGCATTGGCCTGGGTGTCGAGATCGACGACGAGGGTGCGGCGCCCGGATGCCGCATAGGCTTCGGCGAGGCTGACGCAGGTGGTTGTCTTGCCGACACCGCCCTTCGAGTTCGCGATCGAGATCACGTGTGCCGACATGCTGCTAGCTCCTCTTCCCCTGTCACAATCGCGGCACAAAGCAGATTTGGCCCCGCATGGCTATTGCCTGCGCGCGGAAAAATGCAGGAACCGGACGGCGTTTTCCATCAGCTTTCCAATGTAATGCCCGAGGATTCCTTGAGAAATCGGATTTCTTCTCAGACCGGGGGCCGGGCCGGGTTAAATTCGCGACATCGGAAGACGGTCCCATGGAAGCGAGGCGCGACATGAACATGAGCTGGCCCTTTGCACGGACACGGCGCGAATTGAAGGCGGCTGTGCCTCTGGTTGCCCTGTCACAGCTGGGCGCTCCGATCTGGGGCGGGCGCGGAGCGGCGGCGCTGACGCAGGACGGCTATCTGCGCAATGCGGTGGCCTATCGCTGTGTGCGCATGGTGGCGGAAGCAGCCGCCAGCGTGCCGCTGGTGACACAGCATGACGGGGCGGCGAACCTGCTGCGCCAGCCGGCGCCCGACATGGCGGGGGCGGCTTTCATGGAGGGCGTCTACACGCAGGTCCAGCTGGCCGGGAATGCCTTTGTCGAGGCGGTGCAGATTGACGGACGGACGGGCATTGCGGCGCTGTTTGCGCTGAGGCCCGACAGTGTGCGGCCGGTGACCGATGCGCGCGGCTGGGTCGAGGCCTGGGCGGTGCGCGAACGGCGCGGCGAGCGGATGATCCGGCGCGAGGAGTCCGGCTGGAGCCCGGTGCTGCATCTCAAGCTGTTCAACCCGGCCGATGATGTGATGGGGCTGCCGCCGCTGGGCGCGGCGCGGCGGGCGCTGGACCTGCACAATGCGAGTGCGGACTGGGCCAAGGCGCTGATCGACAATTCGGCCAAGCCGTCGGGCGCGCTGGTCTATGGCGCGGGCGGGCGCTTGCCGGACGACCAGTACGAGACGCTGAAGGCCGAGCTTGAGGCGCATTATGCCGGAGCGGCAAATGCCGGGCGGCCCCTGTTGCTGGAAGGCGGGCTGGAATGGCAGCCAATGTCGCTGTCACCGGCGGAGATGGATTTCCAGGCGGCGCGCAACGCGGCGGCGCGCGAGATCGCGCTGGCGCTGGGTGTGCCGCCGATGCTGCTCGGGATACCGGGGGACAATACGTATTCGAACTATCGTGAGGCCAATCTCGCCTTCTGGCGGATGACCGTACTGCCGCTGGCAGAGAAGACGGCGGCGGCCCTGTCGCTGTGGCTGGATGCGCCGTTTGGCGGCGACGTTGATGTGCGCTGCGACATGGACCGGGTGCCGGCGCTGTCGGTGGAGCGCGATGCGCTGTGGGCGCGGCTGGAGAGTGCGAGCTTTGCGACGCTGGACGAGAAGCGCGCGATTGCGGGGCTCGGCACATGAATGTCGAGAAGAAGATCACGCTGGCCTTTGTGATGGCGGTGCTGGTGCAGACGGGCGGCGCGCTGGTCTGGGCCGGATCGGCGGCCGAACGCATCACGGTGCTCGAGCGGAGTGTCGAGGCGGGGCGCCCGGTGGGCGAACGGCTGGCGCGGGTGGAAGCGGAACTGGAAGCGGTGCGCCTGCAGCTCGACCGGATCGAGCGGAAGATGGAGGGGCGGGATGAGTGAGTTGCGTGTCTCTGGGAAATCCTGGGAAGCCGCCCATCCTTCGACTTCGCTCAGGATGAGCCGAACCGATGGTCCACACGCGAAGGCTCACCCTGAGCGAAGTCGAAGGGCGGGCCGGGCGACGGATGCCCTCCTCATCGAAGGTTATGCCAGCCTGTTCGGGGTGGCGGATGCGTCGGGGGATGTGGTGCGGGCGGGGGCGTTTGCCCGGAGCCTGCGGGAAATGCAGATCCTGCCAATGCTGATGCAGCATCGCAGCGGCGCGGTGGCCGGGCGCTGGACACGGATGATCGAGGACGGGCGCGGCCTGTATGTGCGCGGCCTGGTGGAGGCCGAGGGCGCGCAGGCGATGGCGCGGCAGGGACTGGACGGGCTGTCGATCGGGTTCCGGCCACGGCTGTGGCGGGTGCGCGGGACAGGCGGGCGCGAGCTGCTCGA